TGTCCTCAAGCCAACAATACTAAATCCTTGTTTGTTACAGTACGCTGCTAATATACCTAATGTTCTTATATTGGCGGCAGATACTTTCTTATCTATAATCGCTTTGAACGGCAACACAACAAAGTGTCTATGGTCTTTATTCCTTAACTTCTTTATCTCTATAGACTCAGGTATCTTATATTCCATACAATAAGTATATCTCATAGATATCTTAGGTCAAGTATAAACTATCCTAGGACAATCCTAGGACAATACTAGGACTATCCAGGGATTATCCAGGGATTATATTTGGTGTCCGCAATTATGGGTTAATTGATTACCCCAAACTATTACACAGAAAACTCTTGATTAAACTGTGGTAAATAAACTAATTGACTTATCTGCTCAATACTGTAAATTAATAAATACGGGGCCATTACCCAGCCCTCCCGTCGGTAGATGGTGACCAAGGGAATAAACGAGTTTAACCGCAGAGATACCTTAATAATCCATATCAGTTCATCGATATATAGAGAGTACAGGGATCGTGAAAGCGGAGGTTAATAACCTATACTAGATAAACGAGAGCCATCCCTCCTTTTTAAGGGAGTGACCCCATATCGAAAATACTCTTTTTCTATACGGGTTAGGTCTTCTGTCGCTTTTAACTATCAGAGTAGGTCAATAGCGTAACGATAATATGTTGTCATATTAGTCTTTAAAAAAGACTTTCTTAAAAACAATCATATCGTAACGATCAATTGTAACGATCAGTCAGTCAACAATTTCCTATAAACAGTTTTTTGAGATTATCAGCAAAAATTTGTGTATGACACCCTATATATGTAGTAGGGGGTACGGGGGGGCAAAGGTACACTTATCCACAGGAAATCCACAGATCGATCCACAGAATTCCTGGCACTTATCCACAGAATAATCCACAGTGGCCTAGTTTCCATCCACAAGTTATCCACAATGGCTGCTTTGATTAATTAGTTATTTGAGACATTCAAATCAAACTAGTTTATATCTATCCCCATTTAATATGATATGTCAATTGCATCAATGACAATCAATTGACAACTGATTATATATTGAGGCCTTTTCTGATTTCATATTATTAATAGTTGCATTTTAAAATTAGATAAATTAAGATATCGTTAAGCTCTCAAATTAGAGAGTATTTATAAACCATAAAAGGTGAATATATTATGAAAGAATTATGGAATAGACAAGAAACTAAGAATTTTTTAATCAATTGTATTTTAAACGAGCGTGATGATATAAAAGATTCAAATAGAAGTTTTATTAGACAAGAATATAACTTAATGGATATGGATGAGATAGTTATAGAATATGAATTTTATTTAGGCGAATTTTTATTTGAAATACCATCAAAATAATAAGTATTAATCTTGTAAGGCCTGATTTTTTCGGGCCTTATGAGATTGTTATTTATTAACAATCATTTTATAAACCATTAAAGGTGAAAATATCATGAAACTATTATCAATAGATACGAACGCGAAGACCTCGAAAAATACCAAATACGGATATTTAACGGGTATTCAATACTTTGCGCCTTATAATACAAGCGGGGTTAATTTATGCCCCATGGCCGAAAAGGCGGGTTGTATAGACTCATGCTTATATTATTCGGGGCGCGGGAAATTTCAAAATGTACAAGATGCAAGATTAAACAGAACGAAGTTATATTTAAATAATCAAGCCGAGTATTTTAAACAGTTAATAACTGAAATACGCGCATTAATCAAAAAGGCGGCTAAAAAAGAATTGCGCCCGCTTATACGATTAAACGGTACTTCGGATATCAGGTGGGAAAATATCGGCTTCGTATTCGAAGATATTTATTATCGTAATATCTTTGAATTTTTCCCTAACGTTCAATTTATGGATTATACAAAAATACCGAACAGGGTAGATAGTAAAAACGGGTTAAATGATTTTCCTACTAATTACGATTTAACCTTCTCATATTCGGGCGCGCCCGCCTTCAAAAAGTACAATCAACGCGCAATTGATAAAGGCGTTAGAATAGCGGTTGTCTTCGATAAGGTCGAGACAATGCCTATCAAGTTTCATGATCGTGAAGTTTTAAGCGGGGACGATAACGACCTTACATTCACAAAGCCTAAAAACTCAATTCTAGGGTTATATGCGAAGGGTTTAAAAGGTGAAATTCAAAAAGGGATTGATACTCAATTCATTCTCACAAAGGGGGGATAGTATGAAACTACTTTTAATCATAGCAATACCATTTTTATGCATAGCATTGGTTGTATTTTGCGCCATGATACTAGAACATTATTTTGATAGGGAGTACGACTATAAGAGCAAGATATACAAGTAATTAAAGCATTGAAAATGGGGTTGTCATAGTATTGGCAACCCTTTTTTTTTGCCTTAGAACGCCTTAAAATGCCTCCAAATATCTCAATGATCGAAATATGGCCCTATATTTCAATGATCGATCATAAGGGTTGAGATACCAAATTCAATGGCTGCAGTAATTAAATTTGCACAAAACGATATCTATGATATATAATTGTATCCAGGTTGAGATACCTATTTTTAAACTTTGATAAGGAAAAATAAACTATGAAATATTTAATCATTCATGTAACCAATGGTGATGACATGTCAAGTTCAGGCGTGTCGATCATCAATGCAAAAAATGATTCTGACATAGAATCACACATCCAGGAAAACTATATCAATGACCTTGGTCAAGATGTAAAAGTCACTAAAGATACTCGTGGCAGAATCACATCAGGTGGTGAAGAGGTCATACCAGGTTTACAGGTTATTTATAATACAGCATTTGGTTATGACAATGACCGAGAAGATTGTGATTTTATTGGTTTCATGCCATACGATGACACCATTAAAGCATTTTTGTTTGAGCCAAATATCTGTGAAGTAACTCCCTTGTATAGTAAAGAGACACTCAATGACATCATTGATGAGGTGCTTGAAGATTTAGACAATGGTGATTTAACCAAAGAAGATATTTTAGATGGTGATTTATTTGATTTCTTTGAGGGTTCTTATGGAAAAATCGTAACTAAAAATAATTTCAATGTGGAGGTGCAATCATGAACGATAACCGAGGAACTAACGAATATTTTGGGGATGAGGACGACATCCCAATGGACGGATTCCAACAACAAAAAGAACTAGAGGAAGCGCACCAATATTTTCTCATTAGAGATTTTGGTGAACTCGTGCTAGAACTTGGCTCAACAGCGGTCATAAGTCAATTAGATGATGATGCAAGACAAGAGTTATCAATGGCTTTTAATAACCTAAGAAAAGGAGAGTAAACATGGTAGGAAAAGTTACACCGAACGACCAACTTTCAGCATCCGAGATACCTGTATTGATGGGTGCTAGTAAGTTTAAAACAGTCAATGAACTGTTAAAAGAAAAGATGGATATTATCTCAGGGATTGAACCACCATTTATATCTAACGAATCAATGGATTGGGGCAATACCTTGGAGGAGACTATCTTGGTTCAAGCGTGTAAGCGTTTAGGATTAGATGTCAAAGATTTAACGACTAAACATCCTAAGCCTTACTTCCATAAAGACTTGCCATTTGCATGTAGTTTAGATGGTGATGTCAAAGGCAATGACTCAATGATTATGACTGACTTGGATAAAGGTATTATCTGTGTCAATGAGGACGAGATAAGGTTAGAGGGCGTAGGTGTTGTAGAAGCCAAACTAACTGCGCATGAGGTAGAAAGTGCTGACCAACTGCCTCTCTATCGTGGCCCATTGCAACTGCAAATGCAGATGGATACAGTCGGTGCGACTTGGGGTGCAGTGTGTGTCTTGTATCGTGGTACAACACTACGGACTTTTGTTTACCAAAGGGATGTAGATGTATTGGCTCAAATACATGATGCTATCAATGACTTTCAGCGTAGGTTAGATAAGTATAAAACCAATGATGAGGTTGAATGGTATGACATCAAAACACCATCTGAGGCATCATCTATTTTCGATCAGCCTGACAAGGATGAGATCGAGATACCTGAAGCCGAGCATTATGCTGAAAAGATAATTGAATTTAGAGACATGATAAAAGACTTGGAAGAGCAGATTGACTTACATCAGATTCAGATTATGAATTTTATGCGAGACAATCAACATGCTGTGTCAGGGCGTTACAAAATATCATGGCCTGTGATTAATTATAAAGCGCAGCCTGAAAAGATAGTT